GCAGTCAGCATCCAAGGGTGCGAGAGTTGCGTGTGAGCGTGAACCGTTACGGGTTGGTCCGCAAGCAGCCCCACGACTTCGGGGTCGTTGGTGTCCACGAATATGTCCGCCTGCACCGGGTAGGACTTGATAGCCTCGATTACCCGGATGAGGTTTGGTATCCTTTCGGGGTTGTGGTGGTAGGCGATGTTTGCGAGTAGTTTCATGCTCAAAAAGTTACAACGAATTTTTCAGGCGAAGGCCAGCCGGGGTTGGTGTCAAAGACCTTGGTGTCGGGTTTCTTGCCAATCCAATGCTCCGCTTGGTATCGTTGTTCCCGTACCGGTTCGCCCAGTTCCTTGATGTGGCTCGACTTGGCCCACCAAAAGTTGCCGGCAAAGTAGGGATAGCCGTCGGGGTTGTTGGCATCGGCCATGTGTGGGAACTGCTCCTTGGTAATCCAATGACATCCTACGGCATCGACCTGCTCCAGCATTTGCATGGACCGCTCCCAAGCGACCACGTTGAAAAATAGCATGGACCTGCCCCAAAGTTGCTTGACAAGGGATGGGTCGCTCACCGCCTTGGTGTGGGCGTACAGGTACACGGCTTCCTCTTCCTGACTTGCCCGGTACATCTCGGTAAGCGTCGCCTGCTCCCAAGCGTTGGTTCGGGTAACAACGACCTTGACCTTATCAGCCACCATCGAGCCTTCCAGCACCTCCTTGACCGCCTTGCGTTGTTCGGGTGGACCGACGATGCCCACACGGATTTCGTCCAAGACATTGATGAGGCCATAGTTGCAGACCGCCATCATGTGCTGGTTGAGGATTAACTGCCAATTCCCTCCGCAGTAAATGTGGTAATAATGAATGACTTTCATAGGGTCCAAAGGAGGGTCAGTAAAGTGAGGATGAAGAAAACGGCTGCAATCGTCTTGCCGATTTCGATTAGCAGGTCGATGATGCGTTCGGTGTTCATGCCTCAAAGTTAAACAACAACGTACTTCCCTGAGTTGCTTACTCTTAACTTGTTGAGTGCCACATACCGCATCGCATCGCAGGCGTGGTTGAAGGAGTCAATTGGAACCCCCGTGTTCTTGCCCTCCTTATCCGTAGCCCAAGTGTAGGACCGCAATTCCTTGATGAGGTTGGTCGAGTCCTTGGTTACCTGCAATTTAAAGCGTTTCAAGATGTCTATCCCGTTCCTGACCGAATCGGGGCCTTTCTCCGCTGGCTTGATATTGAATCCAAGTCGGTAGATTTCCTCGATGCTCTTCGGTTCTGCCGAGTCCGCCACTATCTCCCAAGCCCTTGTAATGCCGAGCGACCGCAACTTGTCTGCGATGTCTTGGTTGGTCAGGCCCGTGGAGTAGAGCAGTTCCTGAATGAGTAGGCAGTCCCCTTGGCGGTAGATAGCGACCAAGGCCGTTGGGTCGTTGCTAAAGCCCCAGTCAAGCCCTAAGGCGACGAATTTCGCACGGCTGACATCGATACCCTCCACCACCTCGAAGTCCTCGTATATCGCACCCTGAAGCGTCCCGACTTGACCAAGGCCATAGACCTTCCACCAGTTCGCCCAATAGGCTGACGTTTCGGCTTTGGTCTTGGCTTTCTCAATCTCTCGGATGATGGCAGGGTCAAGGGCATCATTGTCCTTGTAGGTTAAAATAACAAAATCGGTATCATTTTTTCCAACCAATTCAGTATGCGCCCAAAACTCCGCAGTTGGGTTATAGTCAATGTAAATGAACTTTTTGGTGCGAATTGATAGTTGATGAAAGGCCTCCCAAGGCACATTGTTTGCCTCGTTCACAAAAAGAATATCACGCCTTGCGCCTCGAAGTTTTGATTCTTCGGTAACGCTAAAAAACTCAATAAATGAACCGCTATTAAAAAGATAAGTAAAACTGCTTTTGTTCCAGTTGTCCGGGTTGTAATTTGAAGTCCATTCCATTATTTTAATGAAATCACGCATCGCACCTCTTCGAAGATGAGGGATGCTTTCGGAAACGATGCTTATCTCGGAGTTTGGATTATCAATCGCGTAGGTTATCAGCAAAGGGATAATGCTGAAAGTCTTGGATGAAGACGTGCCTCCTTGAATAACCCTGACCCTTTTGTTAAGGTTGGCTATCTTCGCCTGTGCTTTCGTTTCCTTGAACATCGAGATTGATGCCTGTAAAAATAGGCCTTTCGTGGATTACTTGAACAACCTCTTCTTTTGGTTTTCCGTAAACCCGGTCAAACAAAACGTCAAGAATATGGATGCTGCCCTTCTCCCAATCTCGATTTGCCTTCTTGGCAATTAATGCAACCCAAAAAGGAAGGTCGTTATTGTTTGCCATCTCAATCAATTCGTTTTTGGTTTTACCGAGAATGACTTGAATCATGGCCTGTGCCTGCCCTTTCGTGAGCCGAAGATTATGCTCAGCAAGGAAGTGGTCGTGCAACAAATTCTCAAGGTTCTTGGGGCGACCGTTAGGGTTCATTGTCTCCCCCTTATTTGGCCTCGTTAGAGAGCCACCATGCGGTTGTTTTTCTTGGGTTGGCACCGATGTTCCTCCGAAGTTATTGAAGTCCTACAAAGGCTTTTAAAGGGTAAAAAACAAGGCTATTCCGATAGCCTCCCTCATGGGTTGGAATGATAGGCGTAACCCCGTGAACATTCCTCCAAGCCGGGTACACTAAAATCGAGTTATCCTGCTGGCCGACGGTTGCTCCGTAGTCAGGAATATGCAGGTCGCCTCCTTTGGAGTTGTGCTTCTTGCAGATTATCACATTCACGGCCCCAACTATGTTGCCTCCATCCCTATGAAATTGAGCCGATATATTAAAGTTTGAAATAGAACTTGTAAAAAGATTTGCAAATCTCCATTTTTTTGGCACTCCTTGAAATAACTCCAACTGCCTTTCATATTGATGTGGCAGGATTTGCTTTATTAATCCCTCGCTTTCGCTGGCTAAAAGAAGCATGGCCTTAATAAAGGTTTTGGCCGACTCTACTTGATGGACGCTGCTTATACTTGCGTAGGGTCTTTTCATGTGTGGTTTGGGTGGAACGCTCCCAATAATGCAAGACTCCTGAACTATACCACCTGCGCTTTCGGACCTTTTGGTTCCTTGCTTTGGCACCCTTTTTGATTGTAATTCGTGGTTTGCCAAGTCGGCAAGTTTGCACATTTTCTCGGGCATCTTTGTCAAGTAAAAGCCTATTGCCTCTCCTTCGGAATAAAGAACGCAGTCCTCAGTTACATTTGGCTCAATATACGGGCAATCGTCTCCAATCTTTATAGAGTGCTGAACTTGAATAAGGTCAATCCTTTTCATATTTTGCTGCTTTTATATTTGCGGTCTGTGAATTTTGGTTCAAACTTCCAAGGTTTATCGGGCTTTGAAACAACATCAATGGTCGGGTCGATGCTTTTAAAGATGTTTATTTCCCTTAGTGCCATTTCCGAACGGTCAAACGCTTGTAGACCGCCTTTACCTTTGCCTACCGGGGCGCACTCAATAAGATGCCTTGAACAAAAAAGCGTGTCATAGCCGTCATTTCGGAGCAGTAAATATTGGTAAAAATCGTCAAAAGTGCTTATGCTGCATTCCGGCCTAAAAAGGTTCGTCCTAATTATATAGCAAGTTTGGCAGCGTTTGTTCTTTTTTGAGAATAGTTTTTCGGACTTTGCGTACCATTCAAAGTCATAAGGAAAAACAACGGCTCCTACCTTTGGAATGCCAAAAGATTTAACAATCTTGTCTAAGTCTTTCTCTATTTTCCCAATTCCTTTTACGTCATCGTCAATCCTAAAAACCAAGTCATACCCGTTCTCTTCTGCATATTTTTTCGCAAACTTGGTTGAGTATCCTAACCCTTGGTTGTTTTGTTCAAGGGCAATTACGTTCTTGAACTTATACATATCCTTTTCTTGTGGCTCTACAAATATCCTGTAATCAATGCCAAGCCTTTGCATAAAAGGTTCGACATTTTTTGCTATGTTGTCGGGCCTCCCTTTGCTTGGTATAAAAGCGAGACACCTCACAGTTTTTCCCTTTCTTCTTTAAGTTTTTCCATCAAGAAGCCACCAATGTAAAGTTTTTGCTGCCTCCAAAACTTAACCAACTCAAAGGCCTGCTCGTAATGTTCGGGTTCAAATTCAATTTGAATAGCCTTCATTACGTTTGATGCCATGCCGTCAATTTGGTCGCTTAAATCATCTTCATCCAAGATTGAGTAGTCAACCTCTGCCGGGGCTTTCCAAACGTCAAGTCCCCATTCCTGCAGTTCTAATTCATCCCATTGGTTTGCCAGCATCTCCCAATCCCACTCTCCCCCGCTTACGTTGTCTTTGATAATGAACTGCCTTTGCTTGTCCTCGTCCCAGTCTACAACATGAATCGGCACGTCCTTCCATCCAGCCTCACGCATGGCTTTGAGCCTCATGTTACCTCCAAGCACGACCATATCGGTATTGACCACAACGGGACGAACCTCGGCCATTTCGGGTAGGTCTTTAATGGACTGCACGAGTTTCTTGAACTTGTCGTCTTTAATAACCCTCGGGTTGTTCGGGTTGTTCTTGATTGTGCCTATGGGTACTCGTTTCATTTTGCTTGCTTTTGTTTTGAAATTAAGTTGTTATCAATGAGCGCAAAATTAATATTTGGAGTTCTTGCGTAGTCATCATTAACATCTACGGGCCGATTATCTTCAACCAGTTCTTGGCTCTTGTATATTTTTACGTTCTTTAATTTGTGTTCACCTATAAGGTGGTCTAAACTTCCACCATAACTTGCCGTTAAAACCAAGTTTGAAGGTATTTCGTTAATTCTTTTTACCCAATAATTAAGGGACTTCGTGTAGGCCCAAAACTCAACGCTTGGATTTTCCCTACATATTGACAACCACATATCAAAATAATCTTGATTGAAGAAATCCCCGCTCATATGAATACGCACGGCCTTACAGTTCTTTGGTATTATTGGCTTAATTCCTGCTAAGGCCGTTTCAAAGTTTTTCCATCTTGATTCCCTAACGCCCGGGAACCTTTCTGCGCTTGCAGCGTAGCACTTATACTGCCCTCTTTTTATGTCAAATTTACCTGTTTGTCTATTTACAGTAACTTTGCATTCCTTAGCGAAAGGGCAGGTACTGCCCGTCGGTAGGTTCCACTCATAAACAACCCCCGTATAATAAGTTTTCCTTTTTTGAAATCCACTCATCAGTATTCGATTTTATCAATCAGTTCGTCAATCTTGTCCACTATCTTCATCTTCACGGCAAATGCATTCGGGGAGTTAGAATCGTCCACCGCTCCGATGCAGTCGCAGAGGGTCGTTATGACCATCATCAGCGAGTCCATCCGAGCCTGCACTTGGGCTTCGTCATCCTTCGCCTTCAAGTTCCCCAAGTTCTCGGAGTTTATTTCTTGACCAAGAGAGAGCCGACTTGCCACCCCAAAGGAGGTAGGAGATGTAACCGCAGTCCGAGGTGTCGTCAGCGTTGTCGTAGTAGGTTTCAGCCCTTGACAGGTAGGAGTGCATCCGCTTGATGGTTTCGACCGAGATGGCTTCCCCGCTGGCTAACTGCTGCGCCCTGACCTTGCCCGTCTGCGTCGCACACTTGTTCCCGTTCCGCTCGTTGAGTTCAATCCCCCTCTTTGCATTGGCCCGAATCTCTTGGCCGTAGTCGGAGTATGACTCGAACTGCCGCCTCTTGTGATTCTCCCACGTTGAGCCGCAAACCGCAAGCCGTTGAGCCGTATCGGGAAACTCCGCATTGGCCTCGTTGTTGGACATACAACGACCGATAAATCCTTCTCTTGACTCGTTATTGTTTGGGATTGGCAGGGGCATTCAGGGGGTAGGTTATGGTGTTTTGGTTCACTTCGAGGAACAAGTCCGCTTGCAGGTAAATGTATTGGAGAGCCGATTTTACGCAGTCCGCACACCACCAGTTTGTGGGGGGTCGCCCGTGAGCGGTCAGGATGGCTTGCAGTTCCCCAACGGCATCGGGTGGTAGTCGCATCGTCAGGGAGGCGATGTATTGATCCCAGTACTTGCGATGCTTTTGGGCAACGATGAATTGGTCGTTGGTCATTTGAAGGTCCATTCCCGAATGATAATTGCGGTGGCAGATGAGGCAAGGCCGAGGATAGGAGCCAAGTACCATTGGCAGGTCGGCAGGGTCAGCAACACCCCAAGCCAAAAACCAAAGCAGGTCATGCAGGAAAACGGCTTCCGCTTGGCGAATGGCAAAGCGTAGAACCATCCCGGCAGCACCCGGAACTCCACGACCGCAAGGGTCGCTAAGGCGCTAATCAGGATGGGATAGACCAGTATATCCATTGGACTCAATTGCGGTTTTGATTTTGGCCTTGGCCTGTTCTATGGAGTAGATTATTGACCTGTACGGGATGCCCGTTTCCCGGCTCATCGCCTTCATGTTCCCCGTCTGCATGAGCAGGTTCAGCAGTTCTTTGTCGTACGGGAAGGCCCCATCCTTGGCCCAAGAGTCCATCTCTTGCTGGGCAATGGCCCAAAGGTCGTCAAGCAGGGAGTCGTAGTCTTTGCCTTCTTCTTGGGTTTCGGGGTCCACTTCGACCCGCTCGTCGTGGTGTCGGTACTTCTTCGCAAATTGGTTGTTGTTGCCCCGGTACAGGTTCATTATCAAACGAACGATGTAGAAGCGCAGGTAGCCTTGGACCTGCATCTTTGTGATTTTGTCGGGGTCCTTCTCCAGCAGAATTAGGACGACCTCTTGTTCGAGGTCCTTCCAAAGAGGATTGCCCCCCGTAATCGTGAGGCAAGCCTTACGGATTTCTCCGCTGCGATAAAGGTCAAGGACGATGCTCTCTGCGTTCACTCACGCAAAGATGGAGGGGGTTCTCGCTAATGTTGCAAAAAATCTCGTGTCCTGTTCAAAACTTGTGTACGAAGAAATTTAATGTCGGGCCTTGCTCTCATGTTTTTGGCAAGGATTTCAAGGTTGTGCATGACCGTTGCGTGGTTCCTCTTGATGATTCGACCAATTTGGCAGTAGGTGTAGAGGTACTCGGAGTAGGCGATGTCGGCGAAAATGCTGCGAGCAAGGACCAGTTCTTGAGTCTTGACTTCGCTCAAGATGTCATCCGGGCTGACTCCGACAACCTCTGCGGTATAGCCGAGAATGGTGCGTGATATTAGGTCCATGTTAGAACGGGTTAGGGGGTAGGGGCATCCAGTGACTTACTTCGGTCAGGAACCAAGTTTGATGCTCGTAGTACCATCGGCCATCGCCGAGCCATGCGTAGGCTTGATTCATGTCGGTCGTGAATATCAGGACTGGCTCGTAACGTTTTGGCATTCGGTCCAAGCATTTTACCCATTCCATGACTAAGCGTTTTTGGCTTGGAGGATTCGACCGAGCAGGGTCCAGTTGACGGACCAAGCCTTGATGGTTTCGGATTTGTCGGGCCGGTTGCAGTTGACGCACTCCTTGCGGATGTGAATCTGCCAGCGTCGGAAATCGGTTGGTGTGGTTTTCATGGGTTTGGGGTTTATCATTACAAAGACTGCAACTCCGACTTGACATCATTCCAAAAATATTCATCGCAATAGATTTCAGAGTTAGTTGCATTTGATCCATCTGTATGGCTTCCGCAATTATTATTTAATATTTCTTCAACTGCTATCAAAGCACATTGAATAGCCATATTATCCTTGTACATTCCTAGTGGTGCATCTTTATGAGATAGTGCGTATCTAAACGTTGTAAATAAATCTTCTGCTTTTTCTTTTGGTGTCATGGTTTTCATGGGTTTGGGGTTTGGTTGGTAAGGTTATAGGCTGACGCTGGGGGAGGTTTGGTAAGACCAGAGGCTGACGATTGGTTCACAAATAAGCGAGTTAGCGGTCAGTTTGCACATAAGCCTTGCAATTCGTGCAAAATACTGGGAATAATGAATCCCTTTCCGTTTCGGCATTTCTGCAAG